TGTATCTCCCGATATACCTTATCCGAGAGTCAGAGTGGAGTGGATTGATTGTGTCAGTGACTCTGGCTGGGCTACCGATAAAGAGTTTGATAAAATGAAACTAGCAAGACCCGTGAACGAGGGTTGGTTATATTCTAAAGATGATAAATCTATAAAGCTATTTGCTTCTTATGATAAAGATGATGACGGTATTACTTTTGGGGATCGGACGATGATACCTCGACAGTGGGTGAAGAAGATTCAGAAGATATAACTTCACCTTCTATTTGTTTTGCATTTAATAGTGGTGCATAATCTTCTAGTATTTGTTTCATTTTATTTTCTAGCTCTGATTCACTTAAATCTTCAAGTTTACCAGTCTTAATAATCTTACGATCTATATATAAACCTGCCGCTTTTCCTCTGTTTGTTTCTGCATTTACCGCAGAAGAAAAGCTACCTTTTTTAAGTGCTAGCTCCTTAATACGATCTAGTTCTGCTATATGACCTTCAAATGTCACCATATATTTTTGTAATTTCTCTTCTCTGAGCTTTCCGATATAGTCTACAACTAGAGGGTGTATTTTTGGGTTTGTCAATTCATACCCTTCCTGTCTGCATCTATTGGGACTAAAGCCTGCTAATCTGGCTGCCTCTGTCTTTGTAAGTGCCTTGCCATTGTCACCGAATACTAATAACTCAGCGAATTTGCGTTGCATTTCTGTAAGTCTTTTTGGTACACCCATATTTGACAATGTAAGATAACTATCCTATAAAGTCAATAATGTTTGTTAAACATCTACAGGAATACTTAGACCAATTTACTGACGGCAAAAAAGGCAATGCAGTATCGACTGCTCGTGTCTTTATGCAGGTGGGTAATCATCTAGAAGAGATTAGAAGAATTGAAGTGCAAGAATCAAATATTATTGGACAACCTTCTATCCGTGTTGTATTAAAACCTACGACTGAAAAGATAATTATCGCTCAAACAAATCCAGAATAGGAGCCCTAGTTAGCTTTGAAACCTGAGCGAAAATTATATGGAAAGATTAAAAATATATCTAAAAAAATTACTTGGACTAGACTTGAAAATCTTAGCTTACTTGGTACTCCCGATCTATTGGGCTATAATCATAACTGCAACTTTTTCACTTTAGAATTAAAAGTAGCTAACGGCAACAGAGTTCGCCTGTCCCCTCATCAAGTATCGTTTCATGTCATGCATCCCAAAAATTCTTTTGTGCTTGTGGAGTGGAAGGATAAGCATTTATTATTTGAAGGCAAGCAATCGCTTGCGCTTGTAGATTCTCCGTTGTCATCGCTTGAGCCTGTTGTTGATTCGCTTGAAGATTGTGTGAAGTATTTGTCTAGCTTGTAGGTTTATTTTTCTTCATATAGTGTAGGGTAAATAACTACATCAGTATCGTTGCACCATTCTTCATTGATCTCACACCCCCAGTAGTTATCATCTAACTTTGGATGCCAAAAAACAACATCCTTTTCTTGATCTTCGTATTGTAATCTTTTTATTAAATCTTTTACTTTCATTTTATTCTTCCTCCCATACATCATCAATTGCAAAGTCCCCTGCATTTTCTTTTTCAAAATTTTTCCATTTGTTAATTGGGAGTTTTTCTGCTTTTTTTATAGCGTCTTTTTCATTACTAGCTTTAACAATTGTTTCATACGACACATAAGTCGTATGTCCTGCTTTTACTAAATAATTTTTCATTTATCCCTCTTGAAGTATCCTATTTTTTCTAAATATTCATAAGCACCATTCATTGTATTTCTAAAATGTCTAGTTCTATATTCGCTTGGCGTGTCCTCATCTGCTTGACAACACATACTAGCTAAATAATCTGCCAGTAATGTATTTTGCTTGCTTAATTCAGCAACTCTGTTTTTTAATGTTTCGTTATTTTTCATATTATCCCTTCTGCTCGCTCGCTTGTTTATAATTCCAATCCTTATCAACTATGTAAATACCATCATCTTTTTCAGAAAATAATGTTTCATAAGGTTGATTTGTTTCTTCAATCCAATCGTCAATCATCTCTATGTCTGTTGTCCACATACCACAATGATAATCTTCCCATTTTTTTATACCAGTTTTTTTAACTACCCAATCTCTATAAGGTTTATGAACATTACCAAAGTGTTCATCATTATGATAAAATCCGTAATGTTCCACAGTTATATCAACACTAATTGTTTCTGTTTGTTTTTTCATATTGTTCCTTCTGCTCGCTCGCTTGTTTTTTTAACTTATTAATTAAATTCTCTACTTCATCACATACATACCAAAAAACCCAAGACATTTTGCCGTCATTCCAATCTCTGTCATTACCGTAGCCATAAACACCATAAAATTGATCTTTAGCTGTTAAATAAATATCCTCTTCAACTTGTAGCCACTCAACACCAATTTTACCTTCTTTATTTGGTTTGGGAAGTTTAGGTAATTTTTTTAAATTTCTAATATATTTTAATATCCACGCTTTTAGCTTGCGCTCTCTTTTTTCTTTAGGTTTCATATTATTTCTTTTGCTCGCTCGCTTGAGCTTGTCGCTTGAGCTTGTCGCTCGTTAGTTTTAAATGGGACGCCCAAGTTTATTTTGAGTGATGCATCTTTACGTCCCATTATTAGTACAAAATTAAACATCTTGTACAAATCCGTTAAAATCTTTTTTAGCCTTACCTTTAGCGATTAAGCCTACCACAACTTTTTTCGGGTCTAGGTGTCTTAAATCGTGCTTATCCCCGTTTATAACTTTACGTCCTAACCATTTTTTAGGTAGTTTTTTTCTAAATACCGTTGCAATATTGTATTTTGTTTTTAATACTTGCTTTACATCTTCTAAATTATTTTCAGCTTGTGAGTAGGTTAAGCTGTAATTTTTTGGCAGCTTTTGAAGTAGTCTATTTTTGATTTTTGTATAGTCTATAAATTGTACTTGTGGGTTATTTTCCATTAAGTTTTTGCCGTTGTCTAGCTTGTACCTTTCAAATGGTAAATCACTCGTGCCGTTCAATCGTACCGTGTATTTTAATTTTTTTCTTTTTGCTCGTTCGCTTGAGAGTTTTATTTCACGGTCTAAATGTTTTAAAAATTTTTGCCTATCAGCTAAGAAATAATATTTTTTGTTTAATCTAGATTTTTGAACGCTTGTCATTTGACCCCGTCCACTTGTATTTAAACACATTTTAACACAAACGGGGCTAGAACTAGGGCATATATTAACACCACCTATATTTGAGGGCGCAAGGTGTAATATTTCGCTTAAATATTTAAACTTACTTGATTTTGCCATTTTAAAGGTTGAACTACCTAATAGCTTTTTTTGTTTTTTATATTTATATTTCATACTTTCATTTTTGTTAGGGCTTATTGCTTTGGTTAGGTCAATCCCCACTACTAACAATAAACCCATTATTGCAAGGACAATAATTTTTTAATATAGGGGCTTGACTTCTATTTGTCAATAGGATAATCAAGGATATTAATAAATAAATATAAAGGATAATATAATGACTAAAACACAATATCCAACTAAGTATCAAATTACTAAATTGGAACAACGAGTAGATGAAGAGTTAGACCCTATAATAAATTTAGCTGAATTAGAATTAAAATCTGTTTTAGCTGAACAAACTGAAATCGCTATGTCTTATTTAGCAAAAAAGATAAAAGCTGATAAGGTTATTAATAACCTACAAAAAGCCGTTGAAAGTTTAGAAATTGCACAGCGTCAGGCTATAACTTTTTTTGGTAAGGTTAAGGACAATAAGTTAAAAGAAAAATTATCTCATAAATTTAGAAAAAATGATAGAGATAACTATTATAGAAGCTCTTATGATAAGGGGATATTGCCTGAAGATTGTAGAGAACAATTAAGAGATTGGGCTGAAGTTATTGCTCAACAGAAGGTAGAGAATAAACCTGAGGGCAAAAAGTTAAAAGAGCTTAAACTATACAAAAAAGCCTCTAAGCATAAAATCTGGGAGTGTGGAGTGCCTGAGCAATTACAATCTCAATTAAGCGAGATTTTGGCTGGATTAAATATTATCTGGGATAAGTCAAAACAACTTAGACTAGAAAATAAAACTCACAATTAACACTTGACACTATAAGGGACAATAGTTTATTGTCCCTTATAGAAAGTGAGAATAAATTATGATTGATTTTGAAAAATTATTACATGATACAGTTGACCAAAACCAAAATGCAACGTGGGGTGGGTGTATATATGCTCTTAAAGATTTATTAATGTTTATAAATAATAATAAAGATTTAGACATTAAATCAAAAGTTATTATTAAAAGACAGATTGAAGATGAAATAAAGCATTATGAAGATTTAAAAAATAGAACTCAAACGGGCAAAAAATTAAATGAGATATCAAAAGAGATTGGGGTTGATATTACATGACCGAATTAAAACAAGACCATTTTGAAGTAATAGACGGCAATAAGCAAAAAGCGTATGAAGAGCAAAAACAAATGCGAGATGAAATTAGCTTTTATGCTCTTAATTGTCCTACTTTTAAAATGCAAAAATTATATGATGAATACAAGCGCATTAAAAAAGACAATACCGAATAAAAAAATAACTCTATTAAAAAAAGCTGACTTTTTGAGTTTAAAACCTGAATTAAAACATTTAAAAGTGAGTGAATTAAGAGAACATTTTAAAATGACACATATAGTTGACGGCAAATTTAGAGATATGAGAGGTTATTGTTTTAGCTGCTTAACACCTTTAAAAGCTGATTATACTAGATTTGAAAACTATTGTTTAGATTGTTAAATAACCTCAAAAAATTTCATCATCATTTAATCAAATAAGCATTGATTAATATATATTTTATTAATATTTTTGTTATCTCACTTGCCGTTGCTTATGGGTGATTATGCTGCAAAAAGCCGTGAGCCGTGATTACTCTAAAACTTTTTCTGTTCCATGTTCGCTTGTCCGTGATTCATGGATCATTGAGCTTGTGCGCTTGTACGTGAAAATTCTAGCTTGTGCCTTGAAAAATAAAATAAAAATAAAACCCTTGATTAATGAGCCGTGTACCATGATACACGGCTCATAAAACTATTTAAATTCTCTAAAATCGGGGGCTATAATTCCATAACCGCCCCAATCACGATGAATATTAAAATTATTATTTCTGATATATTCATCGGATATTTTTAAAGAATATCCACGTGGATCATTATTAACAAAAATTGGAACTTTTGGATTTGCCAAAATATCTTCAACCTTATTTAATAAATGATCAATCTTTTTATCATATCCATTTTGATCAATAACCCCGTTGCAATAATCAACGGCTAATTTGTGGGCTTTGTTTTCTAGCCTCAATAACCGCTTACATAATTTGACTGGGTCTATATCCTGATCAAGATTAAACATAGCCTTTAAATTTTGACCGTGTCTAGTAATCCTTGAATATAAGATCTCTTTTTTATTTGTCATATATTGTCCTTTATTTTCCTATTGACAATATATTTTAATTTTGATATTGTCAAGTCAGAAAGTGAGGATAATAAAAAATGATATATAAAAATCATAAAATAAAAAAACATCATAATTCAACTTTAGGAATTTTCTATACAGTGACTTATGGTGGCGCATTTATGAGGGGCTTTAATTGGACTAAAGACGCTTTAAAATGTATTAATGATCGGCATAATAAATTAATGGCTACTGATTGGAAATACTATATTCAGGAAGCAATTAAGACAGGGCTTGAAAGTCCGACACCATATAAAGTAATTCCATATAAAAATGGAATAGGCATTAAAAAGATTGAGTTTATCAAATGATTAAAACTCTTTTAATACTCGGATTGTTATCTGGTTTCGGCTTAATGTTTTTAGGTGTTATAACTTTAATAACAATGCCATCTTATATTCCATTAATTATAATTGCATCTGGTGTATTGATATTTTTTAGAACCTTACACCATATTAACAACAATATATAAACTCTCAATTAGTTAGTTAAAAGCGCTCGTGATACACGGGCGCTTTTTTTATTTGTGCAGCCGTGACCCGTGTGCCGTGTATCTTTATTATAATAGAGGTACCAACGGCACACCAAAAATGAAAGTCTTTAGACCACCCCACCCCCCTTTTACGTGGATAGGGATCCTAATGTATGTATATATATGCTTGATTTATATTGTCATACGCTGTAAAAAACGTTTTAGGTACCATGGACTTGAATCAGGTAGATATAAATAAATTACCTGCAGATGTGCGAAAGACCTTCAAACAACTTCAAGTGTTGCATGCTGAAAAAAAGATACAGAATAAAGCTAAAAGTGATTTCTTATCTTTTGTCAAATGTGTGTGGCCAGATTTTGTAGAGGGGTCCCACCACAGGCACATTGCAGATAAGTTTAATAAATTGGCGACGGGTGAAATAAATCGTCTGATAATCAATATGCCTCCAAGGCATACCAAATCAGAATTTGCATCCTATCTTTTGCCAGCATGGATGGTGGGCCGTGAACCAAAATTAAAAATCATTCAAGCAACACACACGGCAGAGCTCGCAATAAGATTTGGCCGTAAAGCAAAAAACTTGATTGACTCAGAAGACTACAGAAAAATTTTTAAAACAAAACTTCAAGAAGATTCTAAAGCAGCTGGACGTTGGGAAACATCCGATGGCGGTGAATACTACGCAGCGGGTGTAGGTGGTGCAATCACGGGTCGTGGTGCTGATCTATTAATCATTGACGATCCACATTCAGAGCAAGACGCATTATCTAAAGCATCATTGGAAAGAGCTTACGAGTGGTACACATCAGGTCCTCGTCAGCGTTTACAACCTGGTGGAAAAATTATTTTAGTAATGACACGATGGTCGACGAAAGATTTAACAGGAGCGTTAGTTGCTTC